TGGCAAATGGCATGGGTAGCCATGCTTTCAATGATCGTGTTTACGCTTATGGTATTCTTGCCTATTTTTCCTGATGGTCGAATTAAAGCCTTATCGGATTTGTTTGGTTTATTCTATATTGGACAAGCTGGGGTGGTTGGAGCATATATGGGGATGAGTGCATATATGGCGAAAGGTAAATAAATGGACACTATATTAAAGTGGTGGGAAAACACTTTTGGTGGAAACAATTCGATTTGGAACATCGACTATGGCAAAATTATTATTATTGCTCTTTTGCTGTATCATATTTTTTGGCAATCCTAATGTAGCAAAAGGCGCTGACGAAAAACTCTTTGCAGGCTGGATCCTGCACATGTTCATATCCGGGCAGTTGAAGGAGTTCACTCCCCGTGGTGGTATGGCGGAATGTTTAAAAGTAAAACGTAAAATCTTGCGCTCCCACGGTAATGCGGTGGGGACCCGGTGGGAATGTGCGAAAGGGAAGTTGGTTTTAAGGAAGTACGATACAGGTAAGACAGGCGACAAGTGGCTTCCCGTTGAACATCTGGGGAAGTAAATGGCCGAAGAGTCTGGCAGAGGTAGAAGGAGTAGTGATCAAATTAAGGTAAGCGATAGTTCCGCTATCTCAATGCCGATTAGGAATTTAATTTCTATAGTGGCCGCTGTGAGTGTTGGCGTCTGGGCTTTCTTCGGCATTCAGGAGCGGCTCAATAAATTAGAAACATTTGAGCAATTAATTCGTAAAGATTTAAAGCAAGCGATATCTACGCTTGAAGCAGACATAAACAAGAACAATGAATTTCGGATTAAGTGGCCTAGAGGGGAACTAGGACAAGCAAGCGCGGATCAAGAGCAATACCTGTTGATTGAGCATCTGAGTGGTCAGGTTGAAAAGATACAGACCAGAATTGAGGAAGGCTTGAGCAACGGTGTCAATATTAAGCGGTTGCAAACAGATATGAAAGAAGTGCGGGACGCTGTGGAAAAACTCAAGGACAAACAAAGAGGACTGATGAACGGTGCCTCTAACTCTCTATAAATGATAAAGATGGCAGTATATGGATCCTGCGACAATAGGAATGGCAATAGCCGCCGCGAAGTCGGCAGTTAGCGCGGCCAAAGGAATACAGTCCATTGGTCAGGCTTTAGATGGCGTCTTCCATGCACATGAGGAGCATAAGAAAAAGAAAACAAAGAAAAAGCCAAAGACCCGTATGCAGCAAGTCTTGCGTATGCGGTCAGGAGATGAAGACTATGATGATGATACGTCAATTAGCGCAGTCGCTAATCAAGTTTTGGAGGAGAAGCAGAATCAGCTTGCCTTAGAAAGTCTGGCAAAAGAGATAGATCGCAAATGGGGTCAGGGTACATGGAGCCAGATATTAGCACAGCGCAAACAGCTTCTGGCTGAACGAGCCGCTGAAGAGAAGGTTAAAAAAGAAAAGGCGCGACAAAAGGCGGAAGAAGATAAGATATTCTGGCATAAGTTGTTGGTAGAGGTTGGGAAGGGGGCATTCCTTCTTTTGTTTGCGGCGGCAATAGTGGGGTTTTTAATGTGGGCGGCTGCTACGCCTAAGATAAGGTGAGTTGATGGAACTAACTGCGGCACATGCTATGCAAGGACTGATGTTGGTAGCCACCATAGCTGGGGGCTATGCCGTGGTAAAGGCGCAACTGTCCAGGGTAATGGAAGATCTGGAAGATCATATAAAGAGAACAGAGGATCATAAGACAAAGTTTGATGCACGATTGGATGACGCGGAATCACAGAGGGCCGTATTCACTAGCCAGATTGGAACGCTGGCGCAAATTAATAGCGTGTCGGAATTAGCTTCGCAGAATCGAGAAATGGGAGAACTACTGGCAAGATTACAAGTTCTTGAGAAACAGGTAGAAAAGATTCAGAGTCAGCATAATGGGGCTCATCCCCCTGTTGGAAAGTCTTAATGAGTATGTTAGTGGCCGTGTTGCTTGTTTCTGTAGGAATGGTTGGAGAGACGGTTCCGAAATACCCTAAGATATCATCACTGCTTCGTTTACAATTGCCCTGTATGAAATATGATGTGATAGAGTCAAATTTAAAGTATGCGGGAGAACGTCTTCGTTTGTCTGCGGTAACCGCGAATGGGGATAGTTTAGTGGAAATGTGGACAGATTCAGAAGATGAAGGTTGGACTATAATTCTTCATACAATTGTTGATAATGAAGGGTGTGTCATAGCAACAGGACAGGGTGTTGTTGCGGAATCCCCTAGCGCGACTATTAATGAAAGAGTTACGCCATGATTTCATTACTTGGCAGTTTGTTGGGTTTCGGCACGTCTATCATTCCTGAAGTGATTGGGTTTTTCAAGCAGAAGCAAGCTAACGAGCAAGAGTTGGCTATGCTGGAGGCGAAAGCCAAGTTTGCGGATCAGATGGCAAAGCTCAAGATTCAAGAGCTAGATGCCAAAGCGGAAATCGAAGAAACGAAAGGATTGTATGAGCATGATAAGTCTATCGATGCTGGCGGATTTATCAACGGCCTTCGGGGTAGCGTCCGTCCTGTTCTCACTTACCTGTTCGTCCTAGCCTACTTATCAACAAAAGCGGCGATGATATATGCTATGATTGCCGTTCAGAATCTGGATTGGACGATTGCCCTTGATATGGCGTGGAAGGAAGAGACGGACGGCGTTATCTTTAGTGCTATTATTTCTTTTTGGTTTGGGAACCGGGCAATGTCTAAGGCTAGAGCGTGGCAATCGGAACGTAAACAAACTAAATAAAAAGGACCTCTCATGGACGGCATTCTTTTAGCAGAGCATTTGTTTAAAAACATACAAGAGCGTAGGGATAGAATTTCGGAAATGATGACCAGAGGTACGGTTAAAGACATGGAAGAATACAAACAACTGGTTGGCAACATAGAATCTTTAGATTATATAGGACAAGAGTTGAGAGAAATCTTAGAAAAGGCAGACGTGTAATGGAGAAATCCGAAGTAAAAGTCGAAGATAATCTTGTGTCCTTACAAGAAGCCTATGTCAACCTTGAAGACAAGGTTCTTGATCCTACGAAAATAGATTTAAGCATGATGGAGCGGATGCCCTCTCCTACGGGATGGCGTATTCTTATTCTTCCCTATAGAGGAAAAGGTAAAACCGAAGGCGGTGTTTTATTACCGGATGCGGTTATTGATAGGGAATCCTTGTCTACTGTATGTGGATTTGTTCTACGAGTAGGTCCTCTGGCCTATGTTGATAAAGAAAAATTCCCAAGCGGCCCATGGTGCAAGGAAAAAGATTGGGTGATTTTTGGACGTTATGCGGGATCTCGTTTTAAGATTGACGGTGGCGAGGTTCGTATTTTGAATGATGATGAAATCATAGCCGTCATACAGGACCCTGAAGATATCCTGCACATTTAATGGAGACACGCCATGGCAGAAACAAAACAAGACCTAACTGTGGATCTTCCTTCTGAAGGAGACGATGTTGCGGTTGAGGTAGATGAATCTGGAGCTTCGGAAGTAGAAGCGGTTGCCGAAGATTCGGAAGAGCATGAAGCATACAGCAAGAAGGTACAAAAGCGTATAGATAAGCTTACGCATAAAGTACGGGAAGCGGAGCGCCAACAAGACGCTGCGATAGAATACGCTAAGACTGTGCAGGTAGAAAACTCACAGCTTAAAGATCGTGTTCAAAACCTGGACAAAGGTTATGTTGCAGAATATGGGGATCGTATTGCAACGCAAAGTGAGTCCTTAGAAAAGGATTTGGAAACTGCGATTGCTACTAACGACACTGCGGCGCAGGTTGAGTTAAATAAAAAGCTAGCTCGTCTTGCTATTGAAGAAGAGCGGGTAGCTGCGGCCAAGCAACAGCAAGCTCAGTATCAGCAGCAAATGGCACAACAGGCTGCGACACCGCAACAAGTGTCTCAAACCCCTAGTCGTCCAGATCCAAAAGCAGAAAGTTGGGCGTCTAAAAACGATTGGTTCGGGGATGATGAGGCTATGACTTTTGCCGCGTTTGGAATCCATAAAAAGCTGGTTGAAGAAGAAGGCTTTGACACGGAGTCTCCAGCGTATTACGATGAAATAGATAAAAGAATACGGGATGCCTTTCCGCATAAGTTTAATGGCGGGACAACGGTTTCCGTATCAGATGGTCGAAAGCCTCAACAGGCTGTAGCATCTGCTACTCGCTCCAGCAGTACTGGGCGCAAAACAGTGAGGTTATCTCCAAGTGAGGTTGCGATAGCAAACAAGCTAGGGGTTCCTTTAGACGAGTACGCGAAACAAAAAACGCTAGGAGGCAGCAATGGCTGAACAAACTCTTGATAAAACTCCTCGCGCCTCCAAGACCCGTGCAGCAAAGCCGCGTCGGCAACCTTGGAGACCCCCATCCTTATTGGATGCTCCCCCTCCACCGGAAGGTTATGTTCACCGATGGATACGCGCAGAAGTAAGGGGTTTTGATGACCGGAAGAACATATCGGCCCGTGTGCGGGAAGGTTGGGAACTGGTTCGGAAAGACGAATACCCTGATTTTGAAGCGCCGTCTATTGATACTGGACGATATGAAGGTGTTTTTGGTGTAGGAGGTTTGTTGCTGGCTCGTATTCCTACGGAGATTGTTGAAGAACGCAAGGATTACTTTACGCAAATGAATGCGGATGCAATGCAAGCGGTTGACAATGATCTTATGAAGGAGACCCAGCATCATTCGATGGCGATTCAGAAACCTGAACGTCAATCGCGTGTAACGTTTGGAGGGCCTAAAAATACTTAGGGCTCATTGTTTTAACCCTTTGCTATGAGGAGTATTAAACATGGCAAATACTAATGGAGCTTGGGGGCTTCGACCTGTAGGTAAAATGGGTCAAAACTCCAATTCCACTGGTGTGTCGGGTTATACCTTGTACGAGATCGCTAGTGGTAACAGTAATGTTATCTATCAGGGATCTCCTGTTATTCCGCTTTCTACTGGTTATATTGATATCGTAGGAGCGGCAGCAGGTGGTACAGTAGGACTTCTTGGTTCGTTCCAAGGATGTCGGTATGTCTCAAGCGCCACGGGAAAACCCACCTGGAGTATGCACTGGCCTGGATCGGGAGCGGATAGCAATCATCCGGTAAGAGCATTTGTCGCAGATGATCCTATGCAAATCTTTAGCATAGCTACGGATGCGACTTGGACAAGCAAAGCAACGGCTCGCGCCGCAGTTTTTGCAAACGCCAACTTCGCCACTGGAACAAGTGGGAGTACCACCACTGGTCAATCTTCAGCTACTTTAAGCGTCACTACTATCAACACCACGAATACTCTAAACTTGCGTATTCTTGGTTGGGAAGAAGACGCTATGAACGAAGATTTTTCAGCGGCTGGAATTCCTGCCTTAGTTCGGTTGAACAACCACTATAATAGTGCCAATGGTGCTATTGCAGGTGGTACTGTTTCAACGACAGGCGTATAGGAGGGTTGAGAAATGGCTATTAGTAGAGCACAACTCGTCAAAGAGTTGGAACCCGGCCTAAACGCATTGTTTGGTTTGGAATACGATCAATATGATCGTGAATACGAACAGATCTTTTCTATGGAAAGTTCTGATCGTGCCTTTGAAGAAGAGGTCATGCTATCCGGTTTCGGAGCAGCCCCGACCAAATCTGAAGGGTCTGCGGTGTCGTTTGATGACGCGCAAGAAGTGTACACGGCTCGTTATACGATGGAGACAATTGCTTTGGCATTCTCCATTACCGAAGAAGCTATTGAGGATAACCTTTATGATCGACTTGCTAGTCGGTATACAAAGGCCCTTGCACGTAGCATGAGCCAGACGAAACAAGTTAAGGGTGCTGCAATCCTTAACAATGCTTTCGACAGCACGTACACAGGTGGTGATGGTCTTGAGCTTTGCTCAACAGCACATACTCTTGCAAACGGCAGCACTTTCCGGAACGAGCTTTCAACGGCAGCGGATCTTAATGAGACTAGTTTAGAGCAAGCTCTCATTGATATTGCTGGTTTCGTTGATGAGCGGGGCTTAAAAGTTGCGGTTAGCGGTACGAAAATGATTGTTCCCAAGGAACTTCAATTTACCGCAGATCGTCTCTTGGAATCCACGTTGCGTCCAGGAACTGCGGATAACGACATTAATGCTATTCGGAACATGGGTATGCTTCCGGACGGTTATGCCGTTAACCATTTCCTGACGGATACGGATGCGTGGTTCATTAAGACGGATGCGCCAAACGGTTTGAAAGGTTTCAACCGGACGGCAGTTCGTACTTCAATGGAAGGTGACTTCGATACCGGGAACGTGAGGTATAAGGCCCGCGAACGCTATGCGTTTGGTTGGTCTGATCCTCGTGGTATCTTTGGATCGCCAGGAGCGTAAAGAGAATACGGGGGGAGGGTAACCTCCCTCCATTTTCTGGGATAATTCTAGCCCTAGCGACTGACCCAGCAGACGCTTACGAAGACTCTAGGGCGAAACCTTTCGTAAGGAGGTATTTATGAGTACTACACGTTTTTCTGGACCCGTGGCATATAGTGGTGGAGCTAATCAAACTGCTGGTGGCGCATGGTTCACGAACTTACCAATCCAAACAAACCCGGATTATGTTTTCCAGTATGACGATTTTACTGGGATCGCAGTTGATGGGACCAATGATTGGACCTATTCACAACTTACCAGTGGTACAGGTGCTATTTTAGCTGACGCTGTTGGCGGCTGGTACGAAATTGCCGGTACTGGATCAGACAATACGGGGGCCTCTCTTCAAGGTAATGAAATCTGGGGACCAGAGGCCAGTAAGAACATATACTTTGAAACCCGTATCGTTTCGACAGATGCGGATCAAATGGATGTATTTGTTGGTTTATGTGAAAATGGTACTTTAGCTACAGGGGTTCCTTTT